TTTATGACTTGTTCGCGCTCCATGTTGCCTCCCTCGTGATCCTCAGCTCGTCTTTGCAGATGGTGGTCACGCAGCCGGAGACGGTCACCTCCAGGTCGAAGACGTAGGAGCCATAGTTGAGGGCCGCGGTCTCGGAAGCGGCGATGGTGGTGTGCCAGGCGCCATTCTCGTCCTGTGACATGTCCGTCAGCTTCTTCTGAATGATGAAGTCGCTATCGTCCCAGGACCTCTTGACGGTCAGGTACATGGCGTCCGGGGCGTCCATGATGGTGTGCCCGTCCGGATCCAGCCGTGTCCACGTCAGGGGCTGGGTGTCTCCTCTGGTGATGGTGATCATGCGTTCCCTCCATGTCTGAATGTCGCGTTGTACTGGTTAAGGGCCCGTTGCATCTCGCCGGTGTTGTTGTTCGTGGCAGCGTGATCCAACAGCTGGTAGACCATGTCGCCCTGGATCTCCACGGCTCGGCTGATCGTGACCATCTTGGCGTCCAGCTTGTCCAGCCGGTCGTTGATGTTCTTCAGCTCTTTAAACGGTTTGCTCACCACGGCCCAGATTGCGCCGACGGCACCGATGAGCGCGGCGATGCTCAGGATCTCCTGCGCGGTGATTGTGAAGTCCATTTTTGCTACCTCTCATATACTGCAAAGCGCGAGCCTTGTGCCCGCCACTCTGATGATTATGTACGTGCCCAGGCCCGAAACTGTGTACGATGTCTGGATGGCCGTCTGCCCTCGGATGATGAGACCGTCGGATCCTCCGCAAGTGAACGTGGTCGAGTTGTTCCGGGAGCGGACGATGATGGCGTACCATCCGGACGATGTGCCGGTCGGGATGGTGAAGGTCTGCGCCCCGTTGTAATGTCCCCTGGTCATGATGCCGGAGCGGGAGTCAAGGGTGCTGCTCGCGTTGCTTTCTTCCGTCACCATCGGCAGCTGCGCGGCAAACGGCAGGAAAGACCTGACGAGCCCGCCCTCGGCGATCCCTCCGAAGGCCGCTCCCACGGATCCGTTCTCCTGGTACAAGTCCAGCGGATAGATCGCCACAGGGACGCTCTTGATGGCCGTACCGCTCGTCACTTTGTCGGTGACGGTGTAGGTGAGGGTCATGCCCTGCGACTCGCTCAGGGCGATCCAGGCGGGCGTGGAGTTGATCGTGCCGGAGACGTCGCCGGAATAGGTCAGGCTCTTGCTCTGGATGGAGTTGGAGCCGAGCGAGGTGATCGTCTCGGAGGTGTTGACGTATACGTAAGTACCCGCCTCGTCCTTCGTCGTAGACCCGCTGCTGGCCACGCGGTAGGCGGTGATCTTCGGGATGGGTCTTGTGTACCCCTTCACCGTGAACGTCGTTGAGCCGGTGTCTTTGCCGCCTCTGCGGTCCGCCAGGGTGATGTTGGCCGTGACGGTGTAGTCGGTATCACTCGCCGGGAGGATGTTCGTCGTGGCGTAGCTCCAGGTCGTCGATGCGATCGTTCCCTTGCTGAGGATCGCGGTGACGATGTAAGTGAATGAAGTACCACCGACGCCGATTATCGCGTTTGAATAGCCGGCGACAATTTGGCCGGATATAGGGGTCGTATTCGGCGAGACAGTGAGGGAGGTGATCTCCGGGTGAATGGTCGATGTGTCAATTAGGACGCCACAGGAGACCGTCGTCTCGCCGATTTTGTAGGAGTCGAGTCTGTTCTTCTCTGAATAAGTCTCCACCACCGCGGAGGCGGTATTACTGGCGGAATACTGAAAGCCGACCAGGATGTCGTTGACCGTCGCCGTGAAGGTGTTGGAGTTGTCCTCCGCCCATCCCTGCATAGCCGGGTACAGCAGATTCCCCGTGTAGAGGGTCACATAATGGAAGTAGTTCGCGTTCCTGGGCTGGACCGTGAACGTAAGAGCGGGGTCCGTTGTGCTTGACGTGATGGTGACGGGGTTCTCCGCAAAAACACCGGACGCCACCATGCTGATGGGCGTCAGCGTGAGGGTCGCGGCGCTCGTGGAGTACGTGTTGAAATAACCGCGGCAGGAAACGGAGCCGGTGCCGTCGCTGTCGTGCGTCACGGTGTAGGAGGCGCCGTTGACGATGTACCAGGACTCTCCGTCGGAAATGACCTTGCTTCCCGATGTTTTCCGTCCTACCTTCGTTCCGTCAATGGAGACGTAGGCGTCGCCGATCTGATAGACAACGCTTGAATATCCGTAGCATTTGAGGGCAAGGTAGACGGTCAGGCGGCTGGTGTTGGTCGCCTCGTCCACCGAGCTCTCGCTGACCTTCATGTAGAGGTCCACTCGGTTCGCGCCGGCGCCGTAGATTGTAGTCGTTCTCGATACGCTTGCCATTAAACGTGCCTCGTAAATGTCAGATGTTTGCCGTCAGCAGAGACGAAGATCCTCCAGCGGTTGCCGGGTGTTTCAGGATCCCCCAGCGAGAGCTGCGACGCGCCGAGACCGTCGTCTTCACCGCTGATCCACGCGAGCACGTTGCCGTCCGCGTCCTGGAACTCGAGGGAGTCATTCCCAAAAACTCCCTGGATGTCGCTGTCACTCGCTGCCACCGTCACGCCGTTGATGTCGATCGTGATGACGGACGTCAGCTCAGACAGTTCCGATCCCTGCGAGGTCACCGTGTTCTGAAGCTGCCCGATGTCAAACTGGAATCCGTCAGCGGTCTGCGTCAGTTGGGAATAGTCAACGTACTGGTGCTGCGCGAGATAATTGGCCAGGCCGTTCTCGTCTATGTACCCGTCCTCGATGGTCGTCGTGCGCTGCACCAGGGAGGAGATGGCGTCGCTCGTCTGCTCAATGGCGGAGGAGTTGGACTGCGTCACCGTTGTGAGCTCGGTGACGTTCTCCCGCGTGGTGGTGATGACGTTGTTGATGTTCTGCACGTCGTCCTGCGTCTGCGCCACCGTGTCCGCCAGGGTGTTCTTCGCGTCTCCCAGCTCGATGCTGTCGTAGCGGTCCAGGAGCACGTCCCAGGTCGTCTTGATGCACTTCGCAACAGCCGAGACGCCGAACTTCTGGAAGTAGACGGTGACAGTGTCGCAGAGGTCCACCGGTTCGTTCAGCATGTCTATCTGCGCGTAGTCCAGTTTCAGGTTGACCTTCGGGACGGTGAGGTTGTTCCTGCTGATGTAGGACGAAGCCTTCAGCGTCAGGTCCGCCGAGGTGGGCGGGGTCTCCGCTTCCGCGTAGTCTTCGGAGAAGTCCAGGGTCAGCACCCTGGTGAAGTCGGTGGAGGCCACCGTCGTCAGGCTGCCGGCCGTGATGTTGCCCGCCTGGTCCTTGTAGAAGGGATAGACGTGCGAGTATAGGTTGCTGCACTCCTGCTCCTGCTCCAGCGTGATCAGGTTCTTGCCGTACATGATCCGCGCCCCGCGGTTCGCACCGCGAGCCACTTCCAGGCGGCCCTCAAACACGTCGTAGTGCCACTCTCCTCCGTACACGTCAAGCAGGGATCCCTGCCTTCCGCCCAGCCAGGAACGGATGGACGAGGGCTCCGTCACCTTGAACGTGGCGGTCGTGGTCCTGCTCGTCACGAGGGAGAAGGGGCAGTCGTTGGTGATGCAGCTGCTGGTCAGGGTGCTCAGGGCGGTCGCGATGTCCCCCGCCACCAGCGTGGGCACCGCGTAGCCGGCGAGGTCGTAGGAGAGGTGCTCGGCGTTCACCGTGTAGGTGAAGCCGTTCAGGCTCTTCTGGATCCGGTAGATCCGGAAGGGCTGCGGGTCGTCGGCGAGGTTCGGCTTCGCCATGATGATCCTGCGCGGCTGGAGCTCTTCGGCGAACTGTCCGCTCGCCGGGTATACCATCTCCAGTTCGTAGGACCCGTTCCGCTCCTCCTCAACATAGCAGGAAATGGCGTCCACCAGGGTGCCGATGCCCATGCTGGTGAACGCCGTTTCAGTTGACTCGAACAGGATGGGCTTCATAGGGCTCCTCCTTAGACCTCATACCACCGGGGAGTAATCTCGAGGCTGGTGATGTAGTTATTGAACGTGACCGAGCTGCTGCCCGCAGGGATCTGCGGGAACTCGCCCAGGGTCATGTAGGTGTTCAGGTTTGACGTGCCTGCAGAGTTCGTGACCTTCATGCTCTCGCAGTCCACCAGCATCCCTTCCTCCAGCGTGGTCAGTTTGACCAGGGTGCCGCCGATCCGGAAGGACGAGGTGCCTGTCCCGCTGCAATGCACCTTCACCAGCGGACGGGACGGGAACGCCGTCGGGTTCGTGATGGTCGTGCCGGAGGTGCTGACGGTGATGGCGGTCTCCCCGCTCTTCAGCCATCTCTTGCCCTTGCAGATGAACTTCACCTTGCAGCTGCCAAAGCGGTTGAAGTGGTTCTCCACGTCGTAGGGCCCGGCGAAGTACGCCTCCCGGTAGGTGGAGGTGTCGTATGTGTCCTCCAGGCGCTGGTAGCCACTGCCGCCGTAAAGCCAGGCGGCAACGGATGCCATTGTGGTGGGAGCGCTCCCGTTGGCTCCTGTGCCGCCGTAGAGCTCGTATTCCTGCTCGTAATCCTCCCACGCATCCTCCATGACGATGACGTCTCCTGTGGCGCCAGGGATGGACTGCTTCGAGAACTTGCGCCGCGGGCGGTCCAGGTCGGGATATTTCTCGATCGCGTTCACGCCGACCGCGTTGCTGGCCACGCCGTGCCAGGTGATGTAGCCGTTAGCCATATACCGCCGCCCTCCTGTTCACCGCGGACTGGATCCTCTCGCTGACGATCTCCGCCAGCTGGTACACGTTCATGTTGTCGTTGGCATAAACGTTTATGTTGATGTCGTTCACGTTGGTCTGCGCTCCGGTCTCCTCGCGGATGATCTTCCGCAGGTCATCCAGGGCACCGACGAACTCGGGCCGCTTCTCGCCGACGCCGATGATGCTCGGCCTGGTGAAAATACCGCCCTTGTCATACCAGTCGATGCTGAGCTTCGGCACCTGGAGCGGGTTCAAGCTAAACTTGCCGGTCACCTTGAAGTGCGGCAGCTTGATGTCCGGGATGCTGATCTTCATGTTCTTGAAGTACTCAACGACGCCCCTTGCCTTCTCGATCAGGTTGCCGATGAGTCCGGCGACCTTGCTCACGGCAGGGCCGAAGGTGTCGATGAGATAGCCGGCGACCTTCTTCACGTTCTCGATCACGCCTTTGAAGACGCCGCCGAGCACGTTTCCGAGCAGTTCGGCCAGGCTCTTGATCATCGGGACCACGTTGGCGGCGATCCACGCGATGATCTGCTGGACCACCGGCCAGATCTTATCCTTCAGCCAGGTGAAGAGCTCCATCAGCACCGGCAGGATCTGCTCCTGGATCCACGACCACACGGACTCGACCACCGGCACCACGTTGGCCTGGATATACTCCGCGACCTGCTGGAGGACCGGCTTCAGGTTGTTCTGCACCCAGTCTCCCGCGACCTTGATGGCCGGCGTGACTTTGTTGGTGATCAGGTTGGCCAGCCCGCTCAGGAAGCCGGTGATGTTCTCCATCCCGACCGCCTGGATGATCGCCTGGAGCGCCGAAGTGACCGAGGCTTTAAGGTTGCCCACGGCTCCCTCAAACGTCTGCACGGACGTTGCAGCCTCCACGGCGATGGGCTCGTTGCCGACCTGCATGATGGCAGCGTTGAACTCTTCGGCGGTGATCTCGCCCTTCTTCAGCGCTTCCTCGAAGTTGCCGGTGTAGGCACCCATCTCGAGCAGGGCGTCCTTCAGGACTCCCGCTGCGCCCGGGATCTGGTTCATCATCTGCCGCCAGTTTTCGGTCGTCAGCTTCCCTGCGCCGGCCGTCTGTGTCAGCACCAGGGCAACAGACTCGAAGGACTGCGCGGATCCGCCGGCGACGGCGTTCAGGTTGCCCGCCGCTTCCACCAGCGCCTCGAAGTTGTCCACGCCGTTGGCGCCCAGCTGGGCCACCGTGTTCGTGATCGTCTTCAGGTCGTAGACCGTCTCGTCCGCGTATTTCTTCATCGCGGCAGCGGCTTCTTCCACGACGTCTGGATCAATGCCGGCGAACTCCATCGTCTGGCTGAACTTAGCCATTGAGTCCTCGGCGCTGATGGCTTCCTTCGTCAGGCTCTTCAGTCCGGAGACCACCCGCGTGATGACCTGCGTGGCGAGGTTGACCAGGGTCGCCTTGAAGGCGGTCCAGCCGCCCTTCGCACTCTTCTCTGCCTTCTTCCCCGCTTCTTCCGTGGCGTTGCCCAGGTTCTTCTGGCTGGCGGTGTTCTCGTCAGCCTCGTTGCCCAGGGCGTCCAGTTCGTTCTTGTAGCCCGCCGCCTCGTTCTTCGCGTTGGCGATCTCTGTCTTCGTCTTCGCGATGGCAGCGTTCTGCTCGGTGATCTGTACGCTCAGCTTCTTCGCTTCCGCGGAGTTCTCGCCATATTCATTCGTCGCAGCCTCGAGGGCAGCCTCCATGCTGCGAAGGTTCTCTTCCTGTTTCTTCAGCTTGTCGCTGAATAGCGTGACCTTGTTGACCGCGTTGTCATAGGCAGCGGTCAGCAGCGCCGTCTTCCTCGAGGCGTCCGCCGCTTTGGATCCGGTGCTGTCCACACCGTTGGCCACGTTCTTCAGCTCAGCGCTCAGCTGCTTCGAGGTCGCCTTTATGTTGTCGAGCTCGGCCTTGAACTGCTTGCCGCCCTCGACCTGGATTTTTACTCCAATGGTTTCCATTAATTCAGCCTCATGACCTCGTCAAAGGACAGTTTCTTCTTCTCGTCTGCTGTGCCGTTGTAAACGGCTAAACAGGCGATGAGGTCGAGCATGACTCCGCGCTTCGACCTCAGCACCTGGTTGGGTGTCATCCCAAACTCGTGGACCCCGTAGAACAGGATCCATTGCACCGTCAGCCTTCCGGAGGCGTTACGGTGTTTTTTTTAGCGGTGATCTCCACCTCGCTCTTCGCGTCTTCGGTCATCGCCTTCAGCGCTTCGGTGGTCGCCGCCTTCAGGACCGGCATGGTCAGGGTCTTGACCTGGCCGGCGGTGAGCCTGGGGACCTCTTCCCCTTCCCACTCTTTCATGTAGTCGGCGTAGGCATTGTTCAGGATCTGGACCGCTCCCCTCATGAACTCGATGCTCTCGCTTACGCTGGCCGAGTCCAGGAACGCGTCCATGTTGTTGATGTCTCCGCCGGGGCAGAGACGGCCGAGGCGCTCAATCGCTTCGACCGTCCCCGCAAAACGGTATTCATTGCCGTGTATGATCATCGCATCCCCCTCCTCGCCTATCAGGAAATGCTGAACAGGGTCTTGATCTTGGCTTCAGCGCTCGCCTCGGTGGTCTGCGCCTCGCCCATCTTCTTCCAGGTGTGCTTGCTGTCGTCAGCCCTGAAGATGGTCGCCTCGAGAGACTGGGTCTGCCAGTCGATGTCTTCCTCCTGGGTGGCCGCTTCCACGTCGTGGTAGTTGAACTTTACCTTCGGCAGGGCGTAGGGCACATAGGAGGTGACGCCGTCGCTCATGTACCTGGCGACGAAGCCCAGGCCCACGTAGGGGACTTTGGCGTCGTCGTCGTAGTTGTAAAAGCCGGAGCCGTCTTTCGCGGGCAGGCCGTAGATCAGCTTCTCCGCGGGATCCAGCAGGCCGTCAACGGTCAGGGAGACGGTGCCGCCGGTGAAGATGCCGCCGGCGCTCTCCGCGAGCTGGTTGTCGGCATAAAAGTTGTTGCTGTCGGAAGTGTCGGGAGCGATGCTCACGTCCACGCCGCGCGCCAGCTTCTGGCCGGAGCTGTAGGTGGGAGTGCCGCTGCTCACGGTATACTTCGCAACATAAGGAAGGGAAAATCCGGTGAGGACTCTTCCAGCTGCCATGTTATTTCTCCTTCTGTCGGATGTAGTTGTCGAGCTCCGCCTGCATGGCCGCGACCGTTGAGGCTCGGAGCCGGCGGACGGTGGGCGCGATGAACGGAGTCTTTTGTAGCCAGGACGTCCCGCTCTCGACTGTTCTCGCGACCATCGAGTTCGGGTGCCCTTTCGGATATTGTTTCGTGACGTAGGCGTTGTATCCGGAGAAGCCGATCTTCGTGTTCACGCTGCCGTCTTTCTTCTGGTGGGATGCTACACCGAGCCCCTCCAGCAGACCGGCGCGTTCCACCTCGGTCACGCCTCTCCGGTGCCTCTCGCCGCTGCTCTGGGCCGGCAGGCCTTTGATGGCCTCCCGGATCCCGTCGGCAACAGTTGCAGCGCCTTCATACACCACGCGGGAGGCTACGCCGTCCGCGTCTTTGCCGAGCCCCTCGATCGTGGCGATCCAGGAGTCGGCGTTGATGACTTTACTCGCCATCAGGGACCACCGCCTTTTTCTCGGCGACCGTCCACTCCCATTCGTAATGGATGAGCTTCGTGTCTTCTTCGTACTGCACCGACTGGAGCGTCCACGCTGCCGCAATCGCCTCCAGGGTGTCCTGGACGGTGTCGATGGCCGTGTCGTATTCCTGCTGGGTGTAGTAGTCGGTCGTGCCGTGGATGGCCTGCTCCGCTTTGTGGTTGCCCGCGTGGAAGGACGTCTCCTCACCGTCTTCCTGCCACACCAGCGCCGGATACATATCGTTGGGTCTAAAGTAGTGGTAGGAGTGCGGGATCGCTGAGGCGAAGGTCGCGCCGATGTACTGGAGTTTGTCTCTAAGGCTGATCATTCTCCACCTCCACGTTCAGCAGCTCGTCCGTGTTGATCAGCGTCAGCTCCTGGGCGCGGATGTCTCTCCGGACAATGACCGGCGAGACGGCGTCCACACGGAGTTGTTTGCCGTTCTCCAGGATGACGTAGCTGTCCGGCTCGATGTTGGTGTCAAACGGCACACGGGCCACCATGTCCACCTGGCAGTTGGCGCCCCTGGCCTCGTACATTCTCGAATACGAGACGGTGCGCTCGCCGTAAAAAGCCCGCGCATAAACATGCAGGGCTTCGGTGGGCATGGCTCCTCCGGTGCTGGTCACCACTTTATGAGCCAGGCAAAGGATGCCGGTGTCGAACATTTTCAGCCTCCCAGGGCGGTCTTGATGCCGTAGGCGTCGTAGTTGGTGTATGGCGTTGCCATTTGCAGCTGCGCCTTCTGCTCGTTGTACGAGTCGTGCAGGTGCTCGAACTCGTCGCTCTCGCCGAAGTGCATCTTGCAATAGGTGCACACGGCTCGGATGAACAGAGCGTCCGGCTGCCAGTTCTGCGAATTAAAATCCCCTGCCTCGGTGGCCGTGGTGCAGATGTAGTATTCACCACCCTGCACCACACGGTCGCCGGGGTTGTACGAGGAGGATGCGCTGAAAGCAGGCGTCTCGACGCCGGCGATGCTCAGGTCGTAGCATGCGGCGATGATAAGGGCGCGGATCTCCGCGTCGTATGCGTTGGTCTCCGCCCGCCTCAGCGCGAGCTTTACGATGTCGAACATTGCCATTGTCGTTTAGCCTTTCTTGGGTTTGATCTGCGAGTGCGCCGGGTGCGCGTAGTCTGCCTCGGAGAACGTTTTCTGCCCGATGTGCCCCACCTTAACGCGGGAGTCGCACCAGATGCGTCCTCCGACGTCCCTCGCCCTCATGCAGAAGGACAGGTCCTCCCCGAAGCCCAGGATCGGGCTGAAGGGAAGACCGTGCTTTTTCAGCACCTTCTTGACGAGGTCCACCTTCATCAGGACGGCGGCGAGGCCGATGCCTTCGCTCTCGAAGAGCTGGTCCTCGGGGTACTCGTAGTAGTTGAGCGCCACCGGGGAGACCGACTCCTCGCCGTTCTCGTCCGTGTTGTGAAGGTAGCCGAGCTTCTGGTATACGCACGGCTTCGTAGGCGTCCGCCGGCTGAAGAAGATCCCGCCGACCACGTCGAGGTCATTCTCGTCCATGTCGGCGCTCAGCCTCTCCAGCATGTCCGGCTCGAACTCCATGTCGGAATCCAGCCAGAGGATCCGGTCAAAACCGCCCTCTATGGCATGCCTCGCCAGCGTGTTCCTGGCGTCGTAGATCAGAGAGGAGCTGATTATGGAAAATCCCACCTCGCCCACTCGTCTCATCTGTAACAGGGAAAGCATGAAACCGGTCTGCACCATGTCCATGCACGGGATCGCGATAAGGGTCTTCATAATCAGCATCCTCCTCAAGATTTTGATTACGAGGCCGTCTTACTTGACGATCTTCGCGAAGGCCTTGTCGGCGATGATGCCGAGGCCCACGAACTCGCGGCCGACGATCTTGACCAGGTCCTTCTCAGCCAGGGAGAGGTCGTCGAACTTGATGCCGATCTCTTCGCCGTTGGGGAAGTTGGCCTGAGCGCCGCGGCCGAAGTCACCGACAACAGCCCACGCGGTGTTGGTCGCCAGGGAGGCGGCATACGCGGGGAGGCTGGCGTCGAAGTGCACGGGGAGTCCCTCGAAGGGATCTACGGCGAAGTTGCCGGCGTACTGGGCGGCCTTGAACTGGGCCCAGGTGCCCTTGTTCATGACGATGACGGGGTTGGCCGCTTCGTCAGACAGGGAGCCGATGGCCTGAGCGACAACGCCCAGGGAGGGGGTGCCCTTCACGACGCCGATGGAGACGTGGTTCGTCGCGGCGGTGGTGCTCAGGGTGGTGATCTTGCCGATCAGGAGGGCCTGGGCCTTCTTGGCGATCTGGTAGGCCAGCTCGTCGTAGATGTAGTCCAGGAACTCCTCGCCGCCGAGGTCCATAGCCTCGTCGGAGATGGAGA